ACTGTAATTTTTAATTGAGCTTTTAGGTCCTTCAACTAAACCTTTAATATCTTCTTCTGTTAGCGCTGGAAACTGTTTTACTAATTCATTTATAGGTACTTCTTTAACTTCACCCACGTAGTATATATCTTCAAAGTAAGGTGATTCAGTATAAGAATATACAAGGTTAGCAGGGTCTACGTATTCAACTTTAGCTCCATCACTCCAGTCGAAAGTAGTTTTAACTGCACCAATTCCTATAGTAGTTAAATCGTACAAACACCTGCGTTTAGTAAGATCAAATTTACTACCTTCCATTAAAACATTAATAGCTTGTTCTTCAGCTAATTCTACAGCCTGCTTATAATCCAACTGC